CAGGTGAGTTATGGGATTGGAACAAGCTAATAAGGCTGAGCTGGATTTACCGCCGGAGTATTGCCACTATCGGAATGGTGGTTGTGATTTAGCTGACTCCTGCCTTAACTGCCCGTTTCCAAGGTGCATTTATGATGAACCTGGAGGCAAGCAGCGCTGGTTGAAGAAGTTGCGAGCCAGAGAGATGGCAAGGCTGTTTACCACTGAGGGGAAGAGGATAAAGGAATTGGCACTAATGTTTGGTGTCAGCCAGCGCACTGTTCAGCGAGCACTAAAGGCCTCCTTAGGCGACTCGACTAGAAGAGGAGTTAAGAAGCATGAATGAAGGTTTTAACCCTGCACAGTTAAACCGCCGCGATACAGACAGGCTTAAGGGCTATAGGGAGCTCCTTGATTTTTATCATGGTGTCCACTGGGAGGGGAGGGAGCGGCGAGGTGAGAAACGCCTGACTTTTAACTACGCCAAGGTCTTCATAGATAAGGTTACCTCATATCTAATGTCTGGCACTAACTTTGCTGTTGACCCCATAGAGGACTCGGATGAGGCTAGAGCCAGAGCCCAGAAAGCAGAGGCAGCCTTATATCAGGTGTATGAGGATAATAATTTGGAACAGCTTGATTGTGAGACTGAGATTGATTGTGCCATCCTTGGTGATGCCTGCTACAAGGTTATCTGGGACCAGGAGATAAGAAGTGTCAGGATTACTGCCCCCGATATTCAAGGTATCTATGCCTGGTGGGTGGGGGATAATACCTCAACGGTGTGGAGAATAGCCTCAAAATATAACCTCAGCGCAGACATGGTAGAAAGCCTGTATAAAGTAAAACCCAGGGACAAGACGGCTAGCATTATCGAGCTCTGGACAGCTCAGGACTTTGAGCTATGGATTGATGGTATTCAGGTGGAGAGGAAACCAAATCCCTATGGTTTCATACCATTCATCATTTATCCTAACCTGAGAGAGCCGAAGAAGTTCTGGGGTATATCCGACTTGTCCCAGATTATGGAACCGCAGCGAGAGCTTAACCGGGCAACATCGCAGCTCTCAAAAATATTAGAGCTATCAGGTAATCCCATCGCCGTCCTGGAAAATGTGGAGGAATCCGAGGACATCGCTGTTAGGCCGGGGGCAGTATGGAATATACCTGAAGACGCTAAAGCCTATCTGCTTGACCTGCTCCAGGGTGGTGGAGTCAGGCTACATATAGATTACATCAATTTGCTGTATAGAATCTTGCACGATGTATCGGAGTCGCCCAGAGCTGCCTTTGGTGGCACCGAGAGGGATTTGTCCGGCGTAGCCCTTGAGATTGAGCTTCAGCCACTACTGCAGAAGGTGAGTCGAAAAAGGATTATCCGGACAGCCGCCTATAACCGGAGGAACCGACTTGTTCTCAAGCTCCTGGAGAAATACCGGAATGAGAGCTTTGGCGACAACCATTTGCGGGTGGTCTGGGGTCCGGTGCTACCGCAGGATTTAGCCAAACTAGTGTCTAACGAGCAGACATTGGTTCAGAGTGGTATTCATTCAAGGCGCAGGGCTATGGACGAGGTCGGGGTCAAAGACCCGGAGATGGAGTTTAATAAATGGCTTGAGGAAAGGGAGGCTATCCTCAGGATGAATAAAGAACTTAACCTTAGACCGGCTAGGGGCGGAGCGAGAGAGAGAGCTGTAGAGCCCCAGGTAGAGGTCGTTGAGGAATCTTCGCCCTGACCAATGCATTGTCTATCAGCAGGCGAAGATTAATTACAGACCTGTTATCAGTAGTAAGAGTAAGGAGGACGAAAGTTGGCAGATGAAGTAAACCAGAAAGCGAACTCGCCAGAGTCGGAGTCTGGCAACCACAGCCCACCTGAAGTGGAGGAGCTAGGAGAGAGCGCAGTGTCCGAAGCCGGGGTTGCCGACCTTGAGAGCTTGCTGGCTCAAAAAAATGAGGAGCTAGCTAAAGCTAATGCTCGCCTTGTTGAGCTTGAGCAGGCTGTAGCCAGTAAAGATAGTGAGATTGCTACCCTCAAGCAGGCTGAGGCTGAGTTAGAGGGAAGGTTGACAACCGTCAGCAATTCCCTGGCTGAGGCTGTGACCAGCTACAAAACCATGGCGATTCAGGCAAATCCAGAAGTTATTGAAGAACTCGTCAGTGGAGACACTATCGAGTCTATCAATGAGTCCCTGAATAAGGCAAAAGCCCTGGTTAGTAAGGTGAGGCAGGGGCTAGAGACTGAAATTTCATTAGCTAAGGTTCCTGCTGGAGCTCCGGAAAGGACATCGCCTGACCTCTCAGCTCTATCCCCACGGGAGAAGATTCAATACGCTATAGCCGGAAGAAAATAAATAAGAAATCCTAAGCTCTAAATCCTAAACTGTTTAGGAATTAGAAATTCGAATTTAGGATTTCCTCCAAAGGAGGTTAATTATGGCTTTAACACTGGAAGAAGCAGCCAAACTATCCAATGAGGTTCTGCTTCAAGGGGTGGTGGAAACTATGGTTAAGGATTCGCCTGTCTTGAAGGAACTGCCCTTTATTGAAATTGTGGGTAATGGCTTAATCTATAACCAGGAAAAGACCCTGCCTACTATCGATTTCTATGAAGTTGGCGATACCTGGAGTGAATCCACACCAACCTTCGAGCAGAAAACAGCCAACCTGAAGATTATGGGGGGTGATGCTGATGTGGATAACTTTCTCAAGGCAACCCGCTCTAACCTTCAGGACCTGGAGGCAGCCGTCGTTGAGCTTAAGGCTAAGGCTCTCACGGATAAATTCGAGGAGGCCTTTGTCTATGGTGATGCCACGGCTAATCCGAAGCAGTTCGATGGTTTAAGAAAGCTCATTGATACCGCTACTGCTGGTGACCAGGTGATTGCCGCCGGGGCTAGCGGGGCTACCCTTACTTTATCCATGCTTGATGAGCTTATTGATGCCGTAAAGGGGGGCAAGCCTACTATGCTGCTGATGAGCCGCCGCTCCAGACGTAAGATTAACGCCCTGGTCAGAGCCTCTGGCGGTATGATGGAGACTGACCGCGATAAGTGGGGTACTTTCGTTCAGCTCTGGGATGGTATTGCCATTGGCGTCAATGACTGGATATTGGATACCCATGTAGTTAGTGGAAGTGTCGAGACAGCCACCACCGGCGGTGACTGCTCTACAATCTACGCTATCCAGCTTGGGGAAGGAGCACTCTGTGGCTTAACGGCACCGGGTCACCTTACCGTAGAGCCAATCGGCTCACTCGAAACCAAGGACGCTACCAGGACCAGGATTAAGTGGTACTGCTCCCTGGCGCTGTTCTCAGCCATCAAAGCAACTGCCTTAATCGGCGTTCAAGACTAAATTAAATCCGGGGAGGGGGTTAAAGCTCCCTCCCCCAGGAGGTAAATTATGGGATTTACAGTAGTAGAACACATCGAGCATCCTTTTGCCAGGGGTAACCTGACTTCAGGCGGGGTTCAATGGAGTGCAGAAAAGACTACCGCTACTGATGATTATGAAACGGTAGAAGAGGTTAGTGTTAACCCACCGACATTGGGAGCGATTATTGAGTTTGAGTTCGGGCTTACCTGTGCGGTGAAGTCCGGTGGTGCTACGGAATCTGTCAAGTTCAAATGGCAGGCGCGAAATAAAGGTGGCACCTGGGTCGACCTTCACGATGAGGTGACTTACTCGGCTGATGCCTCAGCCTATAAGGAATATACCTACAGTGGTCGTTTCCAACCCGTAACTAACTTCAATGCAGTGCCTTTTGATGTTCGGTTGGCAATCAAGTCAGGTGCGGCTGGCGGTGAGAATGCCGTCGGTAAGACCAAGAACTCAAGCTACGTTAAGGTAGTCTATTCTGCTTCGTGAGGTAAGTAATGGAAATCAAGAGGGACTTTATCTTTGACCCTAGTTTGGTGCTTTATTTGCCATTGTATAAGCTGGACGGTGCTTCCTTTATGTCCAAGGATGCCTATGGACATCTATGCACGGTTACTGGTGCTTTGTGGAGTCCAAAGGGTAGAAAATTTGATGGAATAGATGATGTCATAGTTTGTGGGGGTGCTACTGACATTCAACCTGCGCTCATTACTGCTGAAGTCTGGTTTTATGCCGCCACCACTATGGCAGGCTACGAAACAATCTTCGGCAATACAAGCGGTGCTCTTCAGCACGGCTGGGCTATTGATTGGTGGAGTAACAAAATACGCTTTTACATTGAACACTACGATACCAACCAAGCCTACTCAGACCTTACCCCAGACAACTGCTGGCATCACATTATTGGCACCTACGATGGAGCAACGATTAGGATTTTCCACAATATGATAGAGGGAACTCCTGATAGCTATGCTACAGGTATGGACTATGCTGACACTGATGGGACTATGGTTGGAGCACCAGTAACAGGGGGAAGCTCCTATGCCTTTTCTAGCATTGTAGGTGAAGCTAGGCTCTACAGCCGTGTTTTCGTCTTCCCAGAAGTCCAGCACAACTATGAAGCCACCAAATGGAGGTATAAATGAAGTATAGGGTAAGAATTGATTTGTCCTTTGCCCCTTCTGCTGAAGGGGAAGCTGATGCTCAGTCTTTGATGGCTTATGCTAAAAACCTATCCAGTAAGGCGGTTAGTATCAACGAGGGCGAGGTTAATGAGGAGATAGCTTTCTGTGATTTAGAGATTTGCCGACACGATGAGGGCCTTCCGCAGAAGGGATGTGAGAAACTGGAGAGGGTAGAGATTAGAAAAGGGGTGAGGTAGATATGGATCTAACCGATATGAGAGCCATAGTCAGGCGTGATCTCCATGATGAGGATGCTGAAAACTACCGCTGGACTGATGATGAGCTGGATAGGCATATTACCCATGCGGTAAAAGACTTCTCAGAGGCTATCCCCTATGAGCAGAAGGCAGTTAAAGCTACTACCTCAAGCTCCAGGGAGATTGATATATCCACCCTAACCGACCGCATTATGGTCGAAGCCGTAGAGTACCCGGTAGATAAATTTCCCAAGAGATACCAGCGTTATAGCCTGTGGGCGGATAGCCTGACCCTCCTGGGTGATGAGGTTCCTGATGGTTCGAATGCTTATATCTACTACGGCAAGCTCCATACTCTTGGCGAAAGCTCTACCATCCCTGCTATGTATGAGGACTTAATCGCTGCCGGCGCCGGTGGCTATGCCGCCGTCGAGTGGGCAGTATATGCCATCAACCGGGTTAATGTCGGTGGCACTCCGACTCCCAAGGAGTTTCTTGCCTGGGGCAAGGAGAAGCTCGCCTACTTTAAGGTTGAACTAAAGAGGCTGGGGAGGAGAAACCGGGTTAGAATCCGCTCCCTCTATAAACCCTACTATCCGGCAGTGTCTAAATCGACCGACTATGGACCCTGATAGAACCAATGCATAACGAGATTGCTTCGTCGCAGCCTCCTCGCTACGCTCAGAGCTTCGGCTCCTCGCAAAGACGACTCCCCGTAATTGCGAGCGAGGCGGAGCAATCTCAAAAGGAGGAACTATGACCGTAAAAGAAGGGTTACCCAAGACCAAAGAGGGGTTACCTGGGGAGGCTTTTGCTATCGTCGGAGACCCGGAAGACCCTGAGACCTGGAAGCTACCCCATCATAAGAAGAGCATCTTTAGAGCCCTGCGGGGGAAGCTTGATATTGAGAAGACGGTTGACTGGGAGCGGATGCTGGCTGCTGTAGCTGCTCTATCACCCGGGGGCTACCGTGGGCAGAGAGTAGATGCCAGCCCTGAGCAAATTCTTCAGGCAGCTAAACACCTGGCAGCTCACTACCGACAGGCAGATAAGCCCCTACCTGATACCCTGGCTGCTCTGGTATAAGAAGGGGCAAGGAATATATCCTAGACCAAGAGGATAAAGTGAAGCGAAGGATAAAGTGGAGCGATGAGAAGCCTAACATCAACATTGCTAGCTGCTCAGAAGGAAGCCAGTCGTACTCCTTTTGTTAAGGTGGAAGCCAAAAATAGGATTGCTGGTGTAGTGAGGCTTGATTGGACGAGGCTTTATAGCGGTTCAGAGGATGATTATTTCCATGCTGTAACTATGCCCGGTGATGGCTCACTTATCAGAGCCAGGATAACCCTGCCTGCCGATTCCAGGAAGCTCTACAGACAGAGGGTGGCTAATCCTGGTCCTTCATCGGATTTCAGTACCTGGACCTACACCAATCAGTATAACTGCATTGTTGTGGCGGCCGCTTCTCTGGGGGCTGAGGTCTCTATTTTCTGGATAAACTCCAGCAGGCAAATCCGGCGCATAAAGAGCACAGACTATGGCGTTAATTGGGGCAGCCCTGAGCTTATTGATTATTCTGCCACTACCGCCATCTACGGCCTGGCTGCCGCCTACAAGCCTAACGGTGATTTGGCTATTTTCTATGCTGACCATACTACCCTCTATGTTAAAAAGCATGTCGGCGGTAGCTGGCAGTCTAAAGCTGCCTGGGACAAGACTACCGGTGACCTGTCAGGTGTAGCCGCCTTCTATGATAATGACTGGAATCTCTTTGTTACCGGTGAAGATTCGGCAGATAACTTTAAGCTGTGGAGCTTGATATACGGCGATGGTGGCGATATAGCCCTTGGCACCTGGTCAGACCTTAAGGAGTTCGCCTCAGCTCCCTCGGATGGCAGCTTTGAATACTGTAGAGCATTCATAGACAAGCCAGATGTCTATAGGTGCTTTTATATCGAGAAATTTACCGGCACCGAAGCCTATAACCGCCCCTTCTGGTCTCCCTCCGTTACCGATACCAAGTTTCTGGCAAACTTGTGGCATGAGCCAGTCCCGTTTGACCTGTCAAGTGAGTATGGTGTGGCTATTGCTCACCATGGCGATTATTGTTGGTTGTCTACCCCCTATGGTGTGTGGCGAGCTAAGCTAACAGAGGAGAGCATCGATTTAACCGCCGATATCCTATCCTTGAGGCAGGAGACTGAGGAGAGCCAGGGAAAGCTAACCATTGAACTCAGGAACGATGACGGACGCTATGCCTCACTGCCGTCACCGCTTGATATTGGCTGCCAGTTAGAGGTCAGCCCTGGCTATGTTACCTCTCAGGGAAACGAGGTCAGCTCAGGGCAAATCTTTACCTTGGAAGCCTATGAGCACACCAGCTCAGGGGGTAAGGCTAGTCTTTTTCTTTATGCCCTGGATGGGTGGGGAGAGATAAAGGTTTGGAGAGCCAGGCACCAGTTCCGGTGGAATAAAACCTCCAGCGAGATGAGCGTTAAGCAAATCCTTGAGTTTGTTCTGGCCAGAGTTGGCTTAAAGCTTGAGGTAAAATCCCAATCATCCGTTATAACTAACTACTACCCTGATTTCACCATCCACACCAATAATAAGGGCGACATTATCATCGGCAGATTGCTACCCTTCGTCCCTGATGTGTTGTTTATTGAAGGCAATAAAGCCTACGTGGTGAATCCCCAGTCTTCTGACAGTTCGGTTTATTCCTACGGGCAAGCTCATCCCATATTGGAGGGTAGATATCGAGAGGGGGCCTGGGAGCTTAATCGGGTTCAGGTCGAGGGCTACGACCCGGAAAGTGAGGAGCAGATAGTCGTTGATTCCTTCTCCTGGAACCAGATAGCCAGGCTCTATGATAGGCTGAACCAGCTGGAGGACAGGAATATAGATACCGTGACCAAGGCTGAGCAGAGGGGAGAGGCTTATTTGAGGGAAGCCGAGATAGAATCAGCCGGTGGCACTATTCGAATCCCGGTTAATTGCGGTCAGCAGCTATTTGATGTCATTGATATAACCGATAGCCGGGCTGGGCTCACTGCTGAGAAGAAGAGGGTGCTGGGGCTAACTCTGATTTATAATCCTCGCCGCGGGGAATATGAGCAGCGGCTGTCACTGGGTGCAGTATAAAGGAGATAGGGTTACCCCTAATAAAAGTCGATCAGAAGGAGGCTTAAGGGTGAAATGAGCTCGAGGAAAGGATTGCTGAAGAGTTTTAACCCTGGTGACTATACAGCCACCATTCAACTGGCTGGCAGCCATAAGGTTTACCTGGAAGGTATTGCTGTGGCTCGTAATCTGCCGGCGGCAGAGATGGCTG